GTAGATTGTATTATGGACTAATAAGTATATAATGTCTACATACAGAAACTATAGGAGTTACAAATGGGAAGAACAAGCGATATGTACATGTTAATGAGATTATCTTATGACCAGGCTGAAAACGATCTGGCTGATAAGAAGACAACTGATCTTGTAGAAGCATACAAAAAATACCACAGAGAAAATCTCACATTCGATTCATACAATCCTGCGGAAGAGGTCCGTATGTTTCATGATGAAGAGTTTGGAAATAGCATTCAAATAATCTAATCTGCGTCATTCAGCAATTACGCTGGATAGTCTGCATAAGCACCAGGGGAGCTTGGCGGAGAATCCCCTGCACCAATTTAAGGAGATCATTATGAGTAGTACAGAGTTAATACAAACAATCGTTAGTCAATTTCAAAGCTTACCAAGGCCCGAAAAGCTTGAGCTGGTTGATATACTAATGCGACATCTAGAGAACGAAATAAAAAAAGAACACTTGATTGGAGAAATGCCTCCTAGATAGGTTATAGTTTATTAATGACATTAAAAGTAGTACCAATTCAAAGCAAAATGAGTAAACCCACCCTTTCAGAGGTGGTGTCTAAGTTAGAGAACGTGTTTAATAACTTAACTATCAGAGGTGAGGATAAGTTAAATGTTGTCTTAACATCTTTAAGTTATTGTGTTTGGAATCTGCAAAAGATTGTAGGTGATGACGAGAAGATGATGGTTATGCTTGATGAGGTGTTAGATCAGTACGTTGATCTTCCAGATGATGAGACTTATATAGAATTAATTAAGCCAGATAATGACTAAGATATTATTGTCTTATTATTGTCATAAATGCATGACGCAAGAAAACATGATAAGAATGCGGGTTTGACGATTATTTTATTTTTTTCATTTTTGTCACAAGAGAAAGAGATAAATAGATAAAAGAAAATATATATCTTGACTAAGTAATTCTTAGTAAGTTATCCTCCCAATACACTTTAGGATAAAGTGGGGGTAAGTATTATTTATTTACTCTAACCTAAACTGCTTAAACAAAAATATGGGATATAGAAAAAATAAACTTGAATATGAACCCATCCTTTCCCCAGAAGAAGAAGTCCCCATTGAATACGCTAACTTAGATCATTCTCTTAATCGAAGACAAAGAAACTTTATTTGGCAAGCTGTCAACAATCCTCGGCTCTCCCTTGTAGAGTGCGCTCATAAGGCTGGTTATAAAGATGCCAGGCAATCTGCTAATAAGCTCATGAATCATCCTACTATTCGCAAAGAATATAACTATCTGATGAATGAGTCGAAGAAGAAGTATGAGTTGAATTATGATAGAGCGGTTCAAGATCTCTACGATATTAGAGATAAGGCCTTAGAAGCGGGATCTTTTAATGCTGCCATATCGGCACAAAATAGTTTGTTGAAAGTCGGGGGCCTTGTTGTCGATAGAAAAGAAGTTATGTTTGGTAAGGTAGATCAAATGAGTCGGGAGGAGGTTGAAAAACGCCTGGAGCAGCTGATGGGGAATATAGCTCTAGGTAATAAAACTGACGGTCTTCTGGATCCAGGGACGCTGATGGAAGATGAAGCTGATAGTTTGGAAGCGTTAGAACAGGAAGATCTAAAGCAAGAAAGGATAGATGAGGCTACGGACTTAGAGGAAGAAGAAAGTTGGGATTAGTTCTGGTTAGGTCTATCCAGAATAAATACAAGGATGTATAAAAATATTGCTAGGTAAATCATGAAGTGGTACTCATAAGATACATACTTTTAGGAGAGTAGAGAAGATATTGAATCCAATCAAACAAGTACCACTTTTCGATTGTATCGAGATTATTTAAAATTAGCAACAATCTTTAGTCCCTCTATTCTGTCTTGGGGTGTTTTAAACCAATAAGATTTTATCGGCTCTTTGTCTTTGTTTAGGTAAACCTCTACTCCATAAGGAAGCAAAGCACTAGGTTTGTCTTGTTTGACAATTATATAACGGTATTTTTTCATAAGTCTTCAAAGAAAAAAGTAACGATTAGGTAAATGATTACAACAGCAGTTAGCCAGATAAGGAAGCCTATCCCAAATATATATCCGATTGTCTCAATCATTTTAGACCTCGGAAATCGGTAGTAGTTTTCTTACGTTTGTCTCTTGGGTATTCGGTAACAACTCTGCCAGACTGATACCAAGTTTGAATTCTGCCAGGCCTTATGTCTAGGCTTATTATTTTGTTATCTAGGTTTTCTTCTGTTAGCTTTTGTTCTTGCTCTTTAACTCTGTTGGTATATTGGGTCATGTTATCTCCTGTTGTCGTGGTTAATTAATAGTATATATAAAACTGCGGCTGTCATTAAGAGGCTCGTAGTCTCAAACAATATGTGTAAATGGCTACTCATCTTCAAAATTCTCCTGTAAGTCATCAATATCTAAATTTTCTGCTAGATACTCGCAATTTGTTTCTGCTCTATATGTAATTACTTTTCCATTATCATATTTGAGTTCGTTGCCGTCATCATCACATCTGTAAAAAGTTAAATCCCATACTGCAATATTGTTGTATTCTGGCTTACTCATTTTCACTCTCCTTGATTTCGTTTACTCTGGAATCTGGAGATTCATCTTCAGTCATTCCACATAAAAAACATGCCAAGGTTTGAGCCTTAGCATGTATGTAGTGATCTTCACATTCACAATCCCAATAGTTAAGGTTAGTTTCAACTGTCATGACTGATCACCTACGGCATTATTACTTTTGATGAAGTACGCCCAAAGAGGAGTAAAATCGTTAGTGTGTAAAGACCCGTTGCCCCAATCTCCACTAGGCAATTTAATGTACTTAACCTCTGCGACTTTCCATTCGTTGTTAGTGAATAGATAGACCCATTCAACATCTCCTTGTAGATCTAACAAGAAGTTATGTACCGAGTTATAAGTTGTGGGTTCTTCTTTGTGTACTCTGCCTTCGTTAGATTCTTCAATCGTTTCTTTGAGGCCAGATTGATAGCCGTTGTCTACTAGAGCCTTGGCTTGGGTGGGGTGGCTGTAATGCTCTTGCAATACTCTGCCGTTATATTCTGGATAGCCGTCATAATGACAATACATTACAACCACTTTTCCGTTCTCCTTCTCGTACGCTATATTACTTCTTGTTCCCATAATTACTCTCCTAAAAGTTTGAGGGTTAATAAAAGTGTTAGTTTTTTCTGGCGTAGGGAACTAACAAACCCTAGTCTACTTATATATATTAAACTGGATATTGTAGCTTACCCCAGTTGTCCAAGATGCTTTCCTTCAAGGACGCGACTACGCTACCTAGCAGTCCGTAAGCCTAGTGATACAGTTAGGGTAGCTTACCCAAACCAACTCTAGGATTTAATAGTTTTGTGGTTTAAAGTCTGTACAAACTACCTCGCAACGAGGAAAAATCAGACTGGTGTTAGGCTTTGTTCATTCCTTCTTATGACCTTTTGCCGACTTGCCGAAGCGTTGGGGACTAAGGTGAAGTACAGGTATTAATTTAAATGCTTACCTCTTTTTATTGCATACCTAACTATTTAATATTACAGGAAGTATCCAATATTGCAAGTATTTTAGACTACTATTTGTAATAAGTTTATATAGTTATATTTACGCACATAGGGGAAATGTGGAAGTTAATAGCATCTGCCCTCTCTCTCCCTCTCTCCTCCACAAAAAAGCAAGGAAAAAATCGGGTCGGGTCGGGCTAAGCTAAACGAGATTAAACGGGGGGTGTATTCCTACACATAACACAACACAACAAGCCCTACTGGATCTCCCAGGGGACTCCGTTGATGGTCAGGAGATGTTGTTAAATCATTCGGGTCGGGTCGGGGCATTCTTTTCGGGGGTCGGGGGTCGGGATTAATGCAAGGCATAATAACACACCAGCAGGATCTCTGGGGGATCTGAGGCGTCAGGATCTGGGCTGGGACGCCGTTTGTGGAAGAAAGATGTTTACTTAAATAGTTTACAAACTGTATACAAATAGTGTTATACTAATGGTTCATTTAAACAACATACTTTTAGGAGGTATATAAAATGAAAACGAATGCAACAGAAAGAAGAGCGATAGCACAAAAGCACATTAGGACTTTACAAGGTCAAGTCAAAATTGCTGATGCTAAGTTCCAAAATAGCAAAGAGTGTAAAGCCATTCTTAAAAAGAAAGCCGAGGTCGATCATTACCACGAACAGATTAGGGAGGTGAATAGATGTATCCAAGAGGATATTCAAAACCTCAACGAGGCTAAAGGTTGGGGAGATCATATAAAGGTAACTGAAGATCGATCTTATTCTAACGGCAATTATGAAGAGCGACTTAGGATAGATATTCCTAGTGAGTACACTCTTAGAGAAGAGATTGAGCAAGAGATATGTATTGCTCAGATTGATTCCGTTGATTTAAAAACCTTGTTCCAAAAACTTAGCGAGGTATTTAAAGTATGAATTAAATA